TTATTAATCAGCTTCCGCTAATCACGCAGGTATCAGGCGGCAACAATGTCGTTCTATGGGTTCCAGATCAGGGTGATAGCCGCCGCGCATCAATCACAACGCTGATTGAATATATCGAAGCGAATATGGATGGCGTTGTTTGCCACACTGTGCAGACGCAGCCTTCGACCTTCGCCCAGCTTCCCAGCGCTGTTGGCCTAACGGGTGGGCGTGCATTCATCACTGATGGCAGCACGGCTACCTTTGGCGCAACTGTTGCTGGTGGCGGATCTAACAAGGTTCCCGTTTATAGCGATGGCGCTGTCTGGAAAGTCGGCTAATTGAAAAAGGATTCGCGCCTCGCCCGTGCTGGTGTGAGCGGCTATAACAAGCCCAAGCGCACGCCCGATCACCCGAAGAAGTCACATATCGTTGTGGCTAAAGAAGGCGATAAGGTGAAAACGATCCGCTTTGGTGAGCAGGGCGCGAAGACTGCCGGAAAGCCTAAGAAGGGTGAATCCGAAGCCATGAAAAAGAAACGCGCATCCTTTAAAGCTAGGCACGCAAAGAACATCGCCAAGGGCAAAATGTCGGCGGCGTTTTGGAGTAACGCCGTAAAGTGGTGACGTAGGTTTCTGAATGTGATAAGTGTCCTTCCAAGGAGTTTTTAAATGACCCGTTCCTTCTCTCCTGCACAAAACAAGACTGTCAGCATTGACGTTTCTGCAACGTCTCAGCGTGTCTTGGTTGGCAATTGCAATGCACCGATGACCGTTCGCATCATGAACAACGGCACGGCCACAGTTTGGATTAACTGGGGCGATGTGACTGTCACTGCGACCACGGCGAACAGCCTTCCGGTTGGTCCTGGCGTTCATGAAGTGCTGACATTAAGCCCTGATCAGGGTGGCTTGCTTTACATTGCTGCGATTGCTGCTGGCGTATCTGGTCGCATCTTCTTCACTGAAGGTTACGGTATCTAATGTCTATTCACTGGGGTGGACGCGGCGCTGGGCATATTAATCGCCTACCTCGCGCTATTGGGGCATTGAGTCCCTTTAGCGGCGCGACGATGCTGCTTGACTTCACAAACCCAGTATTAGATCCCCGCATCACCTTCTCACGCGGCACGAACGCCACGCTGGTCGACAGCACGGGGAAGATCACTTACGCGCCTGCGAATTTGGTGTTGCATAGCGAAGACTTTACGAACGCTGCTTGGGCGAAGAACAACGTCACAGTGGTAGCAAACGCCGCTGCAGCGCCTGACGGGACTTCAACTGCCGACCTCATGGTTTCAGCATCTAGCACGGCAATAACTGGGCCAAACTCCAGCGGTTTTACGTTCTCTGCTGCAACGCATACGCAGAGCGTCTATGTTAAGGCCGCGACAAATATTCGCTACATCCAGCTTCTTTGGACCAGCGGCGGCATTTCTGCGAACTACGCCAACTTTGATTTGCAGACTGGCACTGTCACTGCAGGAACATATGCCGCAGCAGCTATGACTGCCGTAGGCGATGGATGGTATCGCATTTCCATGACTTCTGCGACAGGTGCCGCTACCGGCGGGATGTGGCCGATTGCCGTGCCATCCGCCTCGTCTCTTAGAGCCGCTACGTACACTGGCAACGGCACGGACAGTTTTTTCCTCTGGGGCGCACAACTCGAACCCGTCACCTACCAGACCACGCCCAGCACCTATAACGCCACCACAGCCTCGGCCTATTACGGCCCCCGCTTTGACTATGATCCTGTTACGCTGGCACCTCGCGGCCTGATGATCGAGGAAGCGCGGACGAACTTGCTGACCTATTCGGAGCAGTTCGATAATGCTGCTTGGACCAAGGGCGGCTCTACAGTTACCGCAAACGCGACCGCTTCACCAGATGGCACGACGAATGCGGATAAACTAGCGGAAGATGCTACGACAGGGACACATGGCACTACATCCGCGGTTGTTTCCAAGAGTGCGGTAGCAACGACCTACACCTACACCATTTATGTAAAGGCTGCCGAGCGATCTGCAATTCAAATGCGTATCGCGGATGCTGCGGTTTCAGCTAACCGAGTGATTTGCGATGCAAACCTTTCTGCGCAAACTGTAGCAGCGAGTGTTGGCGGGACGTTCACTAATGCTTCGGCCACAATTACCGTGGCAGGAAATGGTTGGTTTCGCGTATCTCTGACTGGAACAACGTCAACCGAAACATCTATTTTCTGCATTGCGTTTGTAGCAAATCCTACTGGAACAATATCATACGCTGGCACTGCTGGCTCTGGCGTCTTTCTCTACGGCGCACAACTCGAAGCAGGCGCATTTGCCACCAGCTACATCCCCACGGTTGCCTCTACGGTTAGCCGCTCGGCTGACGTTGCGACCATGACGGGGACGAACTTCTCGACTTGGTATAACCAAGCAGAGGGAGCTTGGGTTACTTCATTTTCGCCATATGCTGTGACTGGCACGGTAGTCGCTCAAATAAGCGCGTCTACCAATGCAGACCGCTTCCAACTTTTGAGCGATAACAGCGGTCAAATCGCTGTTTCAACAGGTGGCGTGGGTCAAGGTACTATTGACGCAGGCACTATCAACGTGGGCGTAGCAAACAATTTGTCATACGCCTATCGCACCAACGACACTGCCGCATCTCTTAATGGTGGTGCGTCGGTTGCTGACACCACGGTTACGTTGCCTGTAGTTGACCGTCTTTGCATTGGAGCGACAGTCGCCCCTGCCGGTTTCCTCAACGGCCACATCCGCGCCATTGCCTACTACAACACGCGCCTACCGAACACGCAACTCCAGACGCTGACCGCGCCATCACTGGCCTCGCCGCTGGCTCTGGACTTCATCTCGCCAACCTACACGGTGGGGTACTGATATGGCTACTACGACCTTCGATAACCTCATCACCTTCAGCCGTGGCAGCAACGCAACCGTCACCGGCCCGAATGGCCTGATCCAGTGGGCTCCGAGCAATGTTCTAACGAATAGTGAGAACTTTGATGCGTCCAGTTGGGTTAAAGACGGCGCGACTATAACTGCCAATGCAACGGCGGCACCTGACGGCTCTATCACTGCTGAAAAATTTGTTGAGACCGCCACCAATGCTACGCATCAGGTCTATAGCGGTGTAATCACTGTTGCTGCTACTGCAACATATACCTATTCGATTTATGCCAAAGCAGGTGAACGCAATTGGCTTGCCGTTACCCCTAACGATTTTACCGAGCGTTACACATGGTTTAATCTTGCTGCGGGAACAATTGGTACAAATGCTGCTGGGAACACGGCGACAATTACTCCTGTAGGAAACGGCTGGTATCGCTGCACAGTGACCAGAACTCTTTCTACTACGTCAACGCGTGCGCAGTATTTTGTTTCAAATGCTGACAACACACCGACCTATCTTGGCGACGGCACCTCCGGCATTTTCATCTGGGGCGCACAACTTGAACTCGGATCCACCGCGACCACCTACAACAACACCAGCGTCCGCAACCTGCTGGGGTTCAGCGAGGCATTTGACAATGCTGCGTGGACGAAGACACGGGCGTCAATGGTTACTGGTGCGCAAGCCAATCCAGTAAATGGCCTGTTCAACGCGCAGAAGCTGATGGAAGACACGACTGCTTCCAACACGCATTTTGTTGCTCAATCGTTCACTGCCGTGGCGGCTACAATTCCATATACCTTCAGCACATACGCCCGTGCTGCTGGCCGCACAGTGTTGCTGCTCGTTCATGCAAACGCGACAACAATATCCTTCGATCTTGCTAACGGCACCTGCGATGCTGGCGGCGTGATCGTTAATGTTGGAAACGGCTGGTATCGTTGCTCTGTAACCGCTTTGGCTCCTGATACCGCAAGCCGGTCTTATAGCCTTCGATTGGGTGCGCCTTCCGCAACCTACACAGGCGATGGTAACTCCGGCGTCTACATCTACGGCGCGATGCTATCCAACAGCGCCAGCCTCGATCCTTATGTGCCAACCCCCGCTGCGGCACCGAGCAGCACTGCCTATTACGGCCCCCGCTTCGATTACGACCCCGTGACGCTCCTGCCGCGTGGGCTTCTGGTGGAAGAGGCTAGGACGAACCTGCGAACATACTCACAGGAGTTTGACAACGCCAGTTGGGGGAAGACAGGTGTCACAGTTACAGCCAACTCCACCACATCGCCTGACGGTACGATTAATGCGGACAGCCTTATCGAAGATACGGCTACTAGCGTGCATGATGTGGTACAAAGCGGCGCGCTGACCGCTGCTGCACACACGTTTTCAGCCTTTGTAAAAGCAAATGGCCGTTCTTGGGTTCGTCTGTTTGTGTTTCAATCTGGCCTAGTGGGGGCTTCTGTTTGGTTCAACGTAGCTACTGGTGCCGTGGGGACCGTTGGTTCCGGCGCTACCAACGCTACGATCACTAACTTTGGTAATGGTTGGTACCGCTGTTCATTTACGTTTACGGCGCTGGCTGCCGCCGCATCATCTTATATCCAGATTGCAACTGCGGACAATGGTCCAAGCAGCTACACAGGCAACGGCACATCCGGCTTCTTTATCTATGGCGCGCAACTCGAAGCCGGTGCCTTCGCCACATCCTATATCCCCACCATCGCTAGCACGGTCACGCGCTCGGCGGATATTGCTACGATCACGGGGAGCCTGTTCTCGCAGTGGTATAATCAGAGCGAGGGGACAATAATTTGGACGGGCAATTTTCCTTCGTTCAATCTTAATAGGCTTGTGTCGATTGATGCTGGCGTATCTGCTAGAACTGCTGATATTTTTGCCACCTCACCAAACAGTATTTCCTATTTTAAAACGAGCGACAGCCAGCAAATTGTGATTAATACAGCCACTGCTAACGCGCTGACAAACGTCGCATTGGCGGTTAAAGCCAATGATTATAACGGTGCTGTGAATTCTGCCTTGGGTGGATCGGATACCTCAACAACAGGTATTGCCACCGCAGATCGACTTAGCATCGGCCACTATAATAGCCTTAATCAACTCAACGGCCACATCCGCTCCATTCGCTACGTCCCCGTCCGTGCTGCGGACTTCCAACTCCAACAGGTAACGACATGACGATAGATTACTGTTTGAAGAACGCTGACGAAGCCGAATTTAATAAGCTCATGCTGGCAACAGGTCTGTGCGTGGAAGTCACCGAAGGCGAAGGCAAGGAAGCTGTCACCACCATCGTGCCTGCGTCCTACGAAGTGCTGATCGACCGCATTGGGCCAATCACGATGGGCGATGTGACCTACCCAGAATATTACACCAATCTGCGGATCTTGGGCTTGCTCAATGAAGAACAGGTCAAGGCAATTGACGTTTATGCGATTGATCCGTCTCAGCCCCAGTATCGCACTTGGCTCTAAGCTATGACGCAAATCCCGATCCTAAATGGTATCTTTACGGATAACGGGCCTGACTTTCGCACGTCTTACCCGACCAATATGATCCCTGTTCCCAAAGCCAATGGGATCAGCGAAGGCTTTCTGCGTCCTGCTGATGGCCTTATTGCCAATGGGACAGGCCCTGGCGTTGATCGCGGCGGCATCAACTGGAATGGCATCTGCTATCGGGTAATGGGTTCCAAGCTGGTCACTGTCGGCCCCACCGGCACGATCACAATCCTTGGCGATGTTGGCAACGATGGCAATCTGGTCACGCTTGACTATGACTTCGACCAATTGGGCATAGCATCAAATAACAATCTGTTCTTTTGGAATCCTGTCACCTCAACGCTATCGCAGAACACCGATCCTGATCTTGGCCCTGTTTTAGACATGGTGTGGGTCGATGGATATTGGATGACCACTGATGGCGAGTTTCTGGTTGTCACCGATCTTGGAAACCCGCTGGCAGTCAATCCGCTTAAATACGGATCTTCGGAAATTGATCCCGATCCAGTCGTTGCATTGTTAAAACTGCGCAACGAAATTTACGCGCTGAACCGATACACCATTGAGGTCTTCGATAACGTCGGCGGCGATCTATTCCCATTCCAGCGCATCGAGGGCGCACAGATCGAAAAGGGCGTCGTTGGCACCCATGCTTGCTGCGTCTATCTGGAGAACATTGCATTCCTCGGCAGCGGGTTCAATGAATCGCCAGGCATCTACATCGGCGCTAATTCACAGACGCAGAAGATCAGCACGCAAGAAATTGATATGCTGCTTCTTGAATTTACCGAAGCGCAATTGGCTGAAGTGAAGCTAGAGGCACGCAACGACCGATCGCACCAGCATCTCTACGTCCACCTTCCTAACAAGACGGTGGTTTATGACGCATCGGCAAGCCAAGACCTTGGACAGCCCGTCTGGTTCATCCTGACAAGCAGCCTTGTGGATTACAGCCAGTATCGCGCACGCAATCTGGTCTGGTGTTATGACAAATGGCTTGTTGGCGATCCAGCGAACAGCAATGTAGGGTATATGTCACAGGACATATCTTCGCATTATGGGCAGAAAGTGCGCTGGGAATTTGCCACGACCATTCTGTACAATGAAGGACGCGGCGCGATCATAACAAACCTTGAATTGGTCGGTC